CCAGCAGTTGTAATACCTGTTTGATAGCCGATTGATATAGTGGCAAATTCTTGAGTGTTGGTATTTAAGGAAAACGGCATTCCTCTAATAATAATCTGACCACTTCCACCAGAAACTGAACTCACGTTTATTCTGGCAGTCAGATAAACCATTTGACCAACTTTTACATAGTAACCCACCCTAAGAGAATATGAAATAGTTGGAGCAGAGTTATATGCATCAATTGATGGTGTCCAAGTCCCTTCCTCATAATCATCCAATGTGTTTGCGTCAGATGATGCTGATTGGGTTGCTTGAAACTTAATACCTTGTAAACCTGACAATGCTAAAGTACTACCATCAATAGAAACTTTGTCGTTGCTACTCATTCTTAAACGAATACCATCAGTAGCAGTTGTATCAAAAACACCAGAGTTACCACCCATACCAACTTCTACATAACCAGTAGATGCTTGAATTCTTTCTTTTACTGTGCTTGTAGTTGTGTCTGATACATGAAGTTTACTTGCTGGTGAAGCAGTACCAATACCCACATTCTGTGACCCATCAATCGTCACCGCAGCCGTGTTTGCTGTTTGTAATTGTAAAATACCAGACGCATCTCCAGAGGTGACTATACCACCAGTGCCTGAACTTAATGCGTTAATTATTGATGCCATCTTACATTACCTTTGTTTTGAGTTCCGCTATCTCTGCGGCTTGTGCGTCAACGATTGTCTTTAGTTCTTGAATGGCGGCTGTTAATGTGGCTACTAAGAATGATGTGTCTATGCCTTGTGGCTTAATTCTTGTTTGTTCGTTGCCATCATCATCTAAGTATGTTTCTACCGCATCTTTTTCGCCTGTGACGCAATCAGGAACTACGGCTTGTAATTCATGGGCAATAAAACCTTGACCATTAGAACCATCTACTTTCCACTTGTATGTGCAAGGTTTAAGTTGGGCAATAGTAGCCAAAGCCCCAGTCATAGGGACAATATTTTCTTTTAGTCGATAGTCTGAGGAAGTACCGTAAGTTGTGGTTGAACCATTAGTTGATACAGTTCCTGTATTTGTACCGTTGTACCACCATTCAAGATAATTTCCTGTACCAGCCGAGCTTGTTCTTCCTATATCAACTGTTGCGCCACCAGCACCACTTCTTGTAACCCAAAGATGATTGCTACCATCGCAAACAAAACCACCAGCAGTAGCAGTTTGTACCCCAGAATTACTTACGCAACCTATTAGAGCATCTGGAGGACTGGCATTATTAAAAATTAGTCTTGGATTACCATCCCCATCAGACAGCACAATGTGGTTTGATAATGTGCGGATGTCTAAACTGCCTTGGTTGCCGTTGTAGCGACCAAGTATTGAATTCTTAGCGCCTGACGAAATTGTTTCGCCAGATCCTTGGCCAACAAAAGTATTGTAAGAACCAGTTGCGGTATATCCAGCACTTATACCAACGTAAACATTTGAAACTCCTGTTACGTTTGTATAACCACTTTGCATACCGAAAAATGCGTTATCGGAGCCAGAAGTAGTACTAGTTCCAGCAACTCTTCCTACTGCCGTATTATTTGATGCAGTATTGACCAGCAAAGCAGAAGATCCAATAGCCGTTACACCTGCTCCAGTACTATTATTATTCAAAGCATTAGCACCCACAGCCGTGTTAGTAACCACAGATCCACTACCTTTACCTACTGTTAGACCTGAGATAGTTACATCACCAGAGATGGTTGGCGTTGTAATAGTTGGACTCGTTAATGTTTTATTAGTTAACGTCTGTGTATCTGTTGTACCAACCACGGCACCCGTAGTATTACTCACTGCACCAGAAGGCAGAGTTATACCATTTGTACCATCAATAATTATACTCATTTATTCTCCAATACTTCAAGTCGAGCAGTTAGTGCGTTGATTGTTTCGGCTTGTGTGTCGTTTATTGCTTTTAGTTCTTGGATTGCTTTGGTCAGCATTGGAATAATAAATTTCTCATTAACCCGCATTGCTTTTTCAACAGTCAAGTCACCAACAACAACATCGCTACCATCGTTAAAGCCTTCAACTAGGTTTTCATCAACTTGTTTGGTGTCTTGAGCAACAAAGCCATACATGGTCTTGTCGTTTTCTACTGGGCAGAAATCTGTAATCCAATTGAAACTTACGGGCTTCAAAGCATTAACTGCATCAAGACCTTTTGTAAGTGGTTGTATGTTTTTCTTTAGCCTTGCATCAGAAGCGTTATAGATGTTCGTACCGCTTGGCGCACCAATGCTTCCGCTACCAGCAATAGTCATGCGTGTAGATGGCGCTGTGTCTGTGTTTACGCTACGGGTTGCAAATATTAAATCTGCAATGGTGTATCCAGATTGCGTTGTTGTAATTGAACTAATTGCTGTTGGAGAATATGAACCTGTGTAACCAAGACCAATTTGACAAAGGTGGTTATTAGAACCGCCACCCTGTATAAGAAGACCTGAACTACCTAAAGCACCAAGTGTAGTAACAGCACCTTGTTGTATTTTTACGTGCGCATCTCCAGAAACTGAATTGGGAAAATTTAAAACTCCATCTTCTCTGATTGTTAAAAGTTGATTTCCACCAGAATCTTGACAACTAAAAAGTGTATTAGTGCCTGTTCCAGCGCCTTTAAGTGTTAACCTTGTTGCTGATGCTGTGCTTGTTGACCCAATAGCAACGCTACCAGCAGAGTCGATACGCATACGCTCTGAAGAGTTTGTATAAAAACTCATAAAGTCTGAGCCGTGGTCATAGTTAACCAACCCATACTCAGTACCAGAACTATCCGCAAAAGAAAGTCGATTTCCAGCAGTTGTATTGTGAGCCTGTAATTTAATACCTTGGTCACCTGTTGTCATATTTATTTGCAAAGGCTGTGTAGGCGAAGAAGTACCAATACCTACTTTTTGTGAAGTATCAATCGTCACCGCAGTAATAGCATTATTAGAAGCAAGTTGCAGAATGCCACTCCTATCACTACTAACATTGAGTGACGTTGAGTCTGTTGTTCCTGCTGAGATAATAGAAGCCATTTTTTCTTTCTTAACCTTACGTTATTAACCAACGCTGACCTGAACTGACTGTAACATTCACACCATTAGCAATTGTTATAGGTCCAACAGATGTTGCGTTGTAACCTGTTTCAATCACTACGTTTGCTGAAACAGTTGTGCTGTTAACAATGATACCATTCGTTGCAACAAGCACAGATGCTTTGAGTTCACCAGTCGATGGTTTATACAGGTATTTAGAGTTACTTGTAAAGATGGTTGTACTTTGACCGGATGTTGTGTTAGCAAAGATTGGAAATAAATTTGCTGATGTTGTCGTATCATTTACGATAGTGCCGATGCCTGATGGACCGGCAGAACCAGAAGCACCAGAAGCACCTGTTGCACCAGTCGGACCTGTAGGTCCCGTAGGTCCTGTGGCACCTGTCGGACCAGTTGCACCGGCAGGACCTGTTGGTCCAGTAGGACCTGTAGCACCTTGAGCACCAGCAGATGCTGTAACTTGCCATGTCGTGCTATCGTATATCAATGTAACAATGATACCTTGAATATTCAAATTCAAATCATCAGCACCACCTTCAATCGTACTTCCGTTTCTTGCTACCAATAAATTGTTGGTAGCCCAAGAAGCACCGTCAGCTAGTACAATCGTAGTACCAAGAACTGGTGATGCAGGTAGTGTTACTGTATATGGTCCGCCAGCTGTACTAACGATATACTGAGCATTTGCTGTCAATGTGGCTGTCGTAGTAATTCGTGTCCATGGTGTGATAGCACCTGTAACACCTGTGGCTCCTGTAGAACCTGTGGCTCCTGTCGGACCAGTTGCACCGGCAGGACCTGTGGAACCTGTTGCACCTGTAGGTCCGGTAGCACCCGTAGCACCAACACCACCGGCAGTAGCAGTAACTTGCCATGTCGTACCGTCATAGATGAACTGTGATGTAACACCACGAAGGTCTAATAGAAAGTCATCAGCAACACCTTCAATAGTATTACCATTTCTTCCTACTGTCAGATTATTATTTGCCCAATTACCACCATCTGTAAAGACAACTACACCACCAGTTGTTACACTTGATGGAAGATTAACAGTAAATGAACCACCAGTTGTGTCAGCAATAATCTGCTGATTAACTGTTGCAGTATATGTTGATGTAACTCTTGTCCATGGCGGTGCAGCGCCTGTAGCACCTGTGGCTCCTGTAGCACCTGTGGCACCAGTATCACCTGTCGGACCTGAAGGTCCAGTAGCACCCGTAGCACCGGCAGGACCTGTTGGACCTGAAGGACCAGTTGCACCTGCAGGACCTGTAGGACCTGTTTGACCTGTTGCACCGACTGGTCCGTTAGGACCTGTAGGACCTGTTGCGCCAGCAGGACCTGTAGCACCCGTAGCACCAATCAAACCTGTGTTCGCACCAACCCAATAACCGTTTGCTGCGATTACGGCTGTCGTGCCTACTGTAAGGCCATTCTTAACTACGAAATTTGAATTGGTTGCCATTTATATTACTTATATTGGTTGTGTTGGCCATACCACATTTCTTGGATAACCAGTTTGTGTAGTAATGTCTCTTAATGCTTGGCGATATATTGCCCACAAATCTTTAGTTGCTTGTGGCACATCCGGTAATTGGGTCCAATCAGTTGTTGATAAAAGTCTATTACGTTCAGAACGAATCATATTTTCTAATTGTTCTGTGGTAGGTGCTGGTGGTGGAACATAATTACCAATTTCACCGTATTTGCCTTCTAAACATTCAGCATAAATTTTATGTGTGTGTTCATAATTACCAGAAGCAACAGCAGAAAATGGAACAAAATCTTCTGGTAATAAAGAAAAATTAACTTCACAAATAATTATTGTTTTTTCTGAGTTACCCCATACTGGATTTTTGACATCTGTATATTGCATATTATTACCTATTAACTTACACGAACCCAAAGACAAGCAGCGGCATAACCAGATGAATTCGCAGACGCACTTCCAGCACGGGACATTGCTCTCCAAGTTCCAGTTAAACTAGCCGATATAAGATCAGAAACATAACCAAAACCATTAGATGAAACATCTCCCGCACCTAATGCAGTAAATCCTGTACTGTTAAATTTTCTTATAGATGAACCCGCAATAGTTGCACCGACTTCATAATTCGTATTCGTTGCACCAAAGCCAATAAAATGAGAACCGATGGCATCTACACTTGTTGTTACAACTGCACCAGTTTGACCATTAACAGATGAAACAGGATTAGATGCTGCTGGTCCTGTAGGCCCCGTAGGTCCTGTTGTACCAGTAGCACCCGTTGGACCTGTAGGCCCCGTAGGTCCTGTCGGACCTGTTGCACCAGTCGGTCCAGTTGCTCCCGTTGGACCTGTAGCGCCAGTTGTTCCTGCACCAGTAGCGCCTGTAGGTCCTGTAACTCCTGTGGCTCCCGTAGGTCCTGTAGGTCCTGTCGGACCTGTAGCACCTGCAACTACGCCAGCGATGAGTGATGAAATATTAACTGTTGCCATTTATATTACTTATATTGGTTGAGTTGGCCATACTACATCTGTTGGGAATCCAGACTGTGTAGTAATGTCTCTTAGTGCTTGACGATATGTTGACCACAAATCTTTTGTTGCTTGTGGTACATCTGGTAATTGTGTCCAATCGGATTGAGCCAAAAGATTGTTTCTTTGATTACGAATAATTACTGTTAACTGTTCTATTGTTGGTGATGGCGGTGGTGTGTATTCTTCAATAATGCCATATTTACCTTCCAAACATTCAGCGTAAATTTTGTGACTATGTTCATAATCACCAGATGCAACGGCAGTAAAAGGAATTTCACCATGATATTCTGACATTACCATACAATCAATTACTGTGTGTTCGGCATTTGCCCATTTAGGATTAGTTACATTAGTATAAATCATTTTAAGAAATCCTCACAAAAAGACCTAATATATATGTACTGGTACTGTAATTCGAATTATTTGAACGAGTAAGTTGCCGCCATGTGCCTGTTAAACCTAGACTTGTAGGTGAACCTGATCCAATGGGAGCGGCATTTAATCCAATGGCTTGCGCTACACCATTAGCCGAAATATCACCAGAACTGTCTGCTTGTCTATATAACGCAGAACCAGCAAAAGTGTTATTTGGTCCACTTCCATTTTGAAACCCATTGATAGCCGCTAATACATAACTTCCAATACCTCCATACACAGTTGGGTCAACAGCGCCAGTTTGTCCAATAAATGAAGTTACTCCATTTGAACCTGCTGGACCTGTAGGTCCTGTAGGACCTGTTGGTCCAGTCGGACCAGTAGCACCTGTAGCACCAGCACCAGTAGCACCGGTAGCACCGGTAGGTCCTGTAGGTCCAGTAGCACCAGTAGGTCCTGTAGCACCCGTAACACCAGCACCAGTAGCACCAACAGGTCCAGTTGGCCCCGTAGGTCCTGTAGGTCCTGTAGCACCAGCAACTACGCCAGCAATTAAGGTTGATATTTTAGTTGTTGCCATTTATATTACTTATAAGTCTTGTGAACCTGTTGTTGATGGTTAGTTATTAGCAGCAACTGGAGGTAATCCAGTCACAGGGTCTACGCCAGCCGCAAGTTGTGTAATAGAACCAATAATATTGCCCTCAATAATTTGTTGGTATACCCATCTACCAGTCATTGCGTAATCATTATCTCTAGCGCAATATATGTGTGTTTCCATTGGAAAGCCTTCTGCTTCTGAAAACTCTACATCAGCAAAATAAACGCCTTCTTCATCACCAGATTTGCGAACATTTGAAATTTGTCCAAAAGTTATATTTCCTATTGTGTGTGTCATATTGACTCCTTAAGCAGTTCTTTGAGCTAAAAACGGTTGATAATTGTTTGTGTCAACAGCACAACCTCGACCACGCCAAGTACCAGATAAAGCAGCAGAACCAGCAGCTTGGGAGTTTTGTTGAAACGTAGCACTTCCAGCAGTAGGTGGAGACCAAATAGTAGGTGATGTAGCATTCACATTTGGCGAGCCCACGGTGACTGTTCCCACAAAAATATAACTGCCAACGGGATAACTAGTGTTAGTTACAGTAGTCCCTGTGTAGTAATCAAGTGAAACTACTCCAGAAGAAACTGCTATTCCGTTACCAGCACTCACAGAAGCATTTGAACCAGAAGGACCTGTAGGTCCTGTCGGTCCAGTAGCACCCGTAGGTCCAGTAGGTCCTGCTGTGCCTGTGGCTCCCGTAGGTCCAGTAGCACCCGTAGGTCCAGTAGCGCCTGCAGGTCCTGTTGGCCCCGTAGGTCCTGTAGGACCTGTAGCACCAGCAACTACGTTAGCAATTAAGGTTGAAAGAGGTACTGTTGCCATTTTATGTTAATTGTGTTTCCATTTGTGCCTGATATGCAGCAATGACTTCATCTGTCCATGCGGCATTACATATTGCCACTACATTGGCTGGTTGACCTGTTAAGTCTTGTGCTGGTGTTAGTACCCAACGCATATAAGAAGAAGACAATTCTTTGTTGTCTTCAATAATACGAGTAACTTCACGAACTTGAACTATTCCAGTTTCAAGAACTTCAATTTTGTCTATGACTGATTGTTTTGTTAATGACATGATTATTCCTTAATTTGCAACATAAGATATGCTAAAAATAAACCTATTACTAGCAGAGGCATTACATTGAAGCGTTGAACCATTTCCTGCACGAAATGCTATTCCCGGACTAGCCTGCGCTTCTACGTTTACTACGGTACTAGCATATGTTGTGTAACCCATAGCCCCCGGAGCGTATGTTTTTGTTGGCGTAAATGGAAGGCTAATTAAACTACCGGCAGTTGAAGAAGAACTTCCCAAAGTAATATCTAACTGAATTAAAACTAACCTTCCTATTCTTATATAAATAGAATCATAAGTAGTAACAGAACCACCATTCCAAGTAGGCGCCCAACTACCTTCCTCATAGTCATCCAATGTGTTTGCGTCAGATGACGCTGATTGGGTTGCGGGGAAAGCGATACCAGTACCTGATGTTGGAGTAGTTGATCCAAGTCCAATACCATATTGATTAAACACAGCACTACCAGTTAACCCTGTAGAATTATCTGGTGCTATGTTAATTTTTACCTGAGCGCCAAACTTATTAGCAGTACTGCCTTTCATATCACATTCAATTTCTGCTCTTGTTCGATATGTAGCAGTATTGTTTGGCATGTCAAAAACAATTGAACCTATCCTATTTCCATCAGCAACCGTTCTTGTAGTTGCTATACTTAGTGTTGAATAAGTTGACGAATTATTTATTTGTAGCAACCCAGAGCCAGTATGTTCACTACTGGCTGCGCCATTGATACCAACAAGTTGACTTGTGTCCACCGTAATTGCATTGACACCAGCAGTATTGGCGTAAATTGCTCCACCAGATGTTGCAATGTTTACATTTGATGTACCATTAGAAATAGTTGTAGTTGATGCACCAGAAGGTCCTGTAGGTCCAGTTGGACCTGTTGGACCTGTAGGTCCAGTAGCACCAACACCACCGGCAGTAGCAGTAACTTGCCATGTAGTACCATCATAGATGAGTTCTACTGTTACACCTTTTAAATTCACTAACAAATCATCTACACCACCTTCAATAGTAGAACCGTTTCTTGCTACTGTTAAGTTATTGATTGCCCAATTACCACCATCAGTAATACGAACAACATTACCAGTGCTTGGTGTTGCTGGTAATGTAATTGTAAAAGCACCACCCGTAGTGTCTGCAATGATTTGTTGATTTGATGTTGCTGTATATGTCGTAGTGACTCTTGTCCATGGTGCTGCAGCACCCGTAGCACCCGTAGCACCTGTAGAACCAGTGGCACCTGTAGGTCCTGTTGCACCAGTTGGACCTGTGGCTCCCGTTGGACCTGTTGCACCGGCAGGTCCAGTAGCGCCTGCAGGTCCAGTAGGACCTGTTGCACCAGTAGCACCA